TTAAAGAAGGCAGACCGCCAGTTGGTATGGGTGCTGGTATTAATACTGGGCTCGGTTATATTGGGGAGATGGGCTCCACTGCCAGACATTCATATGACATACTCGGAGACGCAGTTAGTACTGCGGCAAGAATAGAAAGTAAGTGTAAGGAATATGGTTGCTTGTTGTTAGTGGGAGGAGACACTTACAAGCACACAAAGGACAAATTCTTTTACCTTAAAGTAGATGACCTAGCAGTAAAAGGAAAGACTGTGGGCATTGAAATATACACAGTACTTGATATTAAAATAAGCAAGTATGCAAAAGCCAAACAGATGCATGAAGATATGCACATGCAATATCGTAAACAAAACTTTGACAAAGCAATTAAATTATGTGAGCAACTACATGATGCCTTTGAAGGTAAGATGAAAGGTTATTATGATATGTGGATCGAACGTTGCGAATTTCAAAAGACTCAAACACTGCCTAAAGATTGGGATGGCGTTTTCATAGCCACAAGTAAATAATTACTCAAACATAGAAGCGTCTATGTCTCTAAACACAGTTGCATAATGTCGGAAGTCGCTAATAGTTTGTTTAGCATGAAATAGCTCGAGCGGTATATCGGCAGAGTTTTTAACTATTGGCAAATAGTATCTAGCAATAATTTTTTCTAATCGAGTCACATCTTTTGTTAGAGCATCTTCGAGAATATTTCTAAAGCCTTTGTCTGTAAGTAATTCAACCAGCCAGACATGGTAGTCGTTTTCACTACTAAAAGTTCTTTTTACTTCTCGTATCTCGTAATACAATGCTCTTAACGGATTTATACCCGGTCTATACTTGTTCATAACATGTTCAAATATAAACGCTTCATGCTCCGAAGACAAATCTCTCATCACAGCCACATACTCTTTTTTCAACGCAATACGCAAACTTGTTATACAGTTTGTTAAAGTAGTATCATAGTTACTCTTTAAATGATCTGCAATTAGTTTGTGTTTAGGTGTGAGTTTATCGTAATAAGCATTGAATACTTCATCTAAGTTGTATGCTCCATTTAACAATAAATGTGGTAATGTTTCTGTACGACTATAATTCTCTAGTTCGCTTTGTATTCGTAGAACTTCGAAGTCTATTACTTCGCCTTTCATAGTGTATATTTATCCGGAGTTTACTTCCAGAATAGTATGTATTTTCTCTGAACCTTTATTGTTAACAAGAGTAACTTTTGCACCAGTGTGCAACGGAGTAGGCCACCAGTCAATGTCTACCCAACAGTAACCTGCACTTTCGTTGTTTAGTATAGGTGAAAATTCGTTGTCTACTACATATATGAAACTGTAGTAAAAAAACTTTTTATCTTTGCTTTGGAATACATCAATAGGATTTAATTTTTGAAGTTCTGGAACGAACCCAATTTCTTCTTTTAACTCTCGTTGGATACAAGCATATGGCGTTTCGGCTTTATGCATGGTGCCTCCCCAGAAACCCCATGTGTTTTTAAATCTCTTTTCAGCCTTTCTTAATTGAAAAAGACATCTTCCTGTGTCTTTAGCAAGAAATAAAACTCCTGCTGCTGTAGTCATTTATTTTCCTCTTAAAGCAACAAACGCCAAAAGGTTGCATTGTAAACACCTTCGTGACTGCTAGTCCAAGAACCATTGGACCATTTATATTGCTTATTTGTGTATGTGTTTGTTGTATATTGTAAAGTATCAATGTTACTAGCATCAAAAGATACTACCCATTTTGTACCATCATATTCTATAATATCATTTTCATTAGCCTCAATATCCCAATTAGGATATCCTGACTTTGTAAGTGTTTCTGTTATTAAATATCTTTGTCCTGTTTCTGCTGATGCTAAACTGCCATCGCTTGGATACGATGTTCTAGGATCTAATATTTTATCTACATTGCTTAATGTATCTGCTGGAAGTGTTTCTGGGTCAATATTAAATATTAATTTTGTTGGGTCAATTGTGTTATATGATACACTTCCTATAACAGCATCTAAATCATTATCGCTGTCATTAGTTAAGTTTAATTTAAGTTTAGATGTTGCTGTTAACTCGCCTTGCATCTCTATTAAGTCAGCCCAATGAACTCCGTTGTATGCACTATCTAACAATACCGCACTAGCACCGTCAATTTGTAATTTGTAATCACCTGGTGTTGTAACAATTTCAGCAGTGTCTGGTACCTGTGCAAAAAAGTCTGCTAAGTCTGAATCAAACCCTAAACTATCTATATCGTTTGTTTTGTGTAAGTCAGTTACTATTTGTTGTATAATAGTTTGCTTCTTAACTTTAGCAGGTGGACTAAGCCAAATAGGTATTGCAAAACTCATTGTTGCAACATCAATTGATTCGTCAACGCCTTGCGGTATACTTCTACTGCTCCACTGCACATCAGTTAATTCAAGTTCAAATATATTAGTCCAATCTAATGGGTTATTGTTTGATTGTAACTGTATAGTAGGATTGAATAATATCATTAACTGCTCTAATATTTGTAGTTTAGTATCAGTGTTGGTTGTCCATATATCTACTTGTAATGTTAAATTATACGGTACAGGCATATATCGCTGTACAGTGTACAAGTTTCCTTGCCCTGATTCATATTGTCCTGTAGCAGTATTAAATTCTCGTTCAGCAACCTGTGAAGTTTTCACAAAGTTAGGCTCCATGATTCTATCTCTAGCAACCTGTAAACTCTGTATACTACATGCTATAAAAGGCGCACTAGCAACAACATTCTCTGAGTTATTGCGTAGTATTTGTGCAACCATTCTACTTTGATCTGCATAACGGCAAGGCACAGTATTGTAGTGTACACCATTAGATGTATTTTCTGCTACTTGAAAATGTGAAAAGACTCTGATAAGTTGTTGCAAGTATCTTTTAACTTGGCCATCGTACCAGTAATCTAAGTTTTTCTTTGCCATTATATGTTACCTTTGTTATCCAAAGTCCTTGAGCATCTTTTTGATTTCTAAAGCATGTTGCTCTTCCATACCAATTAGACCTCTAGCATATTCTTCTAACATAATACTCGCATCAGCAACTTCATTTAATAGTTCCTTGTACTTGCTGACAGCATTCATTTCGTGTTCTAAACTTTCGGTGAGTATCTGTAATACACTGTGATCGTGATTCTCTTCAATTTTAGAAATCTTTTGGCTTGGATGACCTTCGAATCCTGTTATAAATTCGCCTGCTTGTAATGCATGTTGTAAACTTTCATTTGCTTGTTCTTGCAAAAAAGTTACAATAGGTAATCTATATGGTCCAGTAATCATCAATGAACTGTGTGCGTATCTTACAACACCAGCCATTTCTAGTTCTACTATTTCATTTAATAATTCGCAAACTCGTTGCTCATTAAGTTCTCTCATCTCTTCCATAATGCCTTATACTTGTTCTAATCTTACCATTAGTCTTTCAGCACGGTTAGTTACCTGTTTGTGCCAGCGGCTATCTCTGCCTTCTATTCCTGCTTGTTTCCAATCCTGAGCTTCTAGTGCTTTACGGAAGTTTTGAAACTTGCCTAAACGAGTACGACCCATATTGAACATCATGTTCACTAAGATCTCTTGCACTTCTCCTGGCCATTCATTGAACTGTTCTCCATATAAAGCAACACACTCACTAATTGAGGTGTCAAGGTCACGTTCAAAGCAGTCTCTAACTCGCTCTTCTGAGACAGGTGTTCCGACTTCTTGTCCAAACTCTGGATCTGATTCAAGGACCAGGTGGCCAACTCCGAAAGTTGGGTAGCCCAAATGGTCTTTATAAATTTCATAAACAACTCCTTCGTCAATTTTTAGTTGTTCAAATACTGATTCTCTGTTCATTTTCTTTCCTCTGTTAAAAATACTAAACATTAGTTATCCGTCTTAGGCTTAACTACCTGGCTTAGATTGACTTTTTCTCCTGTAATAGTCCCGTCTGCGTTGCTAACAAGGTTTTCATTGTTAATAAAGCCTGTAAGTATTCTATTTGCAGCCGTCCACGACCCACTGCTATTTGATTTAATAAATTTCCAACGAGAACCTTGCTTTTCGAATAATCTATTAGGCACAAAGTCTGTACGCAAAAAGTAATCACCATCTGTTGTACCACTAGTTGGGAATGATTCCCCACTACCAACTATAGATGCTCCGTTTGGTGGAGTACCATCTGCAGAAGCAAAGTCAATTCTAGGTTTGCCTTTTGCATTTTCATCTACATATAAATGTGCTGTATCGTTCTGCTGAGGATTATACGGTACATCTTTTTCAGCTGCTTCAGTGATTGCTTCACTAATTGCAATTTCGTCAGCATAAGTGCTAATAAGATTTCTAAGATCGCCTTCTTCCTCGCCGGTACCAAGAATATCTCTGTATTCTTGTGAGTCTGTAATAGGACCTAGTTTAACTCTCCATAAATGAGGCCACCAACGAGGATCAAAACCTTCTGCTGGTCTACTAGCGTCTGTTACTACATAAAATCTGTTTATGGCTTCGTCACTACCTAGTAATAGGTCGTCTCGTAAGTGAGGTAATTCAATTACATCACCAGCCATTAATTTTCTACCTACTGTTTCGACCATACTTTCTATATGGAAATTCATAAACAGGGTATCGTTTGCCAAAAACATTCCGAATTGTGTTAAATCAAATCCGTCATTGTCGCCTATGTTGTATTGTCCACGCAACTCGTATATGTTTTTATCGTATCGTCTATCTCTATTTTCTAAGAATAGCAAGTCTTGTATAAAAACTTCAGTGTTACTGCCGTCAGTTCCGGGCCTTGTAGGGTCTTTTGTGTCTGCAATAGCCTGTGTACCTAAATATTTGTGCAAATGCACACCGGTTCCACCCGCGTGGAGGTGTTCACCAACGACTCGATCAATAAAATCGAAATCGTTTGTCTTTGTTGGATTCCATAAACTCAATCTTGGCATAACACTATTTATCAAGATCTAAAACGCTATCTGCTAAATAGTTACTATCAAATGAGGACACACAATTGAGAATTTTTATTACAGGGCATGATGGGTTTATTGGTTCACATATGGTGCCATTACTACAAGATAAGCACGAAATCTGTGCGTTAGGTTGCGATCTCAGAGAACACGAAAATGTAAAAGAAGAATTACGCAGATTTGACCCAGAAATAATAGTACACTTAGCCGCTAGAACAGAAGTAGAGAAAAGTTTTACAGAACAAATAGAATTTAGTGATATTAATTATGTTGGTACAGTAAATTTAATTGAAGCATGTAGAGAACTTAAAAACTTAAAGAATTTTGTGTTTGCTAGTACAATGGAAGTGTACGGCTGGCAACCTATTAGTGATTTAATCAGAGCTGGACAAGAAAACTATGTGATAGCATTTGACGAAGATACACAACCAAACCCAAATGCTCCGTATGCAGTTGCCAAGTATGCTTGTGAAAAGTATTTAGAATATGCACATAGAAGTTATAACTTACCGTTTACTGCTATTAGACAAACTAATGCGTATGGTAGAAAAGATAACGACTTCTTTGTAACAGAACAAATTATTAATCAAATGATTAATAACCATGAAACAATTAAATTAGGTTATGCAGAGCCCTATAGAAACTTTATTTACATTGATGATTTACTTCAGGCGTGGAAATGTGTTATTGAGAACCCAGAGAAATGTGCAGGAGAAATATTTTGCATAGGTCCAGACAATGCAATTAAAATCAGAGACTATGCAAACATGATTGCACATAAGTTAGGATGGAATGGCGAAATAGAATGGAATTACAAGCCACATAGACCTGGTGAAATATTTTTACTTAACAGTACTAATCGTAAAATTACAAAAATGCTAGGATGGGAACCAAAAGTAGATTTGCATGAAGGCCTAGAAAGAACAATTGAGTGGTGGGCAACACACCAAGACCCTAAGTAAAATGAAAACCGTAGGATTAGTACAGCCAAATTTTCAGACAGGGCCAAAACATTTAAACAGTTGGTACTTGCCTTATACGTTAGGCTGTCTATGGAGTTATGTATATCAATATAAGGATATACAAGATAACTTTAAAATACACAGTTGGATATTTCAAAGACCGTTAATAGGTGATGCAGTTGAGCAACTCATTGAATGTGACGTAGTGTTTTGCAGTATGTATATGTGGAATATTAATTACTGCTACAAATTATTAAAAACTCTCAAAAAACTTAATCCAGATATTATCATTGTAGCCGGCGGCCCTGAAATACCATGGCGAGATAAAAACTTTTTTAACGATCATCCATACATAGACTCTATAGCAATTAACGAAGGGGAACAAGCGGCACTTGCAGTTATGCGAAATATTATTGCAGACGAGGACTTGCCTAAAACACTACAGTTCGAAAGAATAAAAGAACTAGACCAATTACCGAGTCCGTATTTAACAGGAGTCTTTGATAGTTTAATAGAAGCAAACCCTGATATAGAATGGGTGCCTACAATAGAAACGGACAGAGGTTGCCCATTCAAGTGTACTTACTGTGACTGGGGTAGTGCAACAGCAAGTAAAATGCATAAGTTTCATATGCAACGAATACATGACGAGATTAATTGGTGTGCTGATAACAAGATGCCTTATTTTAATTTTACTGCAAGTAACTTTGGTGCGTTCAAACGAGATTTAGAAATAGCAGACTTCATGATAGAAGCAAATAAAAGAACAGGCAACCCAGCAGTTCTTAGTGCTAGTTACGCAAAAAACAATATAGATGCAGTTTATCAGATTGGTAGAAAGTTATTAGATGCTAATATTCAAAACGCACCAGCAGCAAGTTTCCAATCAACAACACCTGAAGTATTAAAAAATGTTAAACGTGATAACATGAAGATTAACAGTGTTGCATTAGTTACACAAAAAGCAAAAGAATATAATTTGCCAATTATGACAGAACTCATTATGGGCATGCCAGGCGAAACATACAATTCATGGATGGCTGTTATTGACACAATGTTTGAAAACAATGTTATCAATATGGATATCTTTTATTTGCAATTGATCGAAAATGCTCCTATGAATGTAGAAGACAAAGAAACATATGGAATAGAAACATTTAGAGCATATGACTATTTTTATGAAACTACTAGTGATGTAGAACAAGAAATTGACAACGGAACAGCAGAGTCAATTAATATTATTAGTAGTTCTAACACATTAACAAAAGAAGAAATGTACAATCTAAGTAAGTTCTCCTGGTTTGTTGTGGGTATGCATAGTTACGGTGTAACTACACTTATTGCAGACTATCTGTATCGTAAAGCAAACATACAATACAGTGAATTCTATGCATCACTAATGGAGTATGTACAAACTGATCCAGAGATTAGTAAATGGTTTGAACAACACAAAGAAGGATACTCGCTTTGGAAACAAACAGGATACAATTTGCATACTATTGGTGGCTACACTATCAAGGGTGGTTGGAAAGGTATCAACAGTTTCATGCCTATTGCACAGTTAAATAATTATGTGCCTCGTTTAGTAGAGCTAGTAGTAGACTTTATAGATCAATATGCTAATGTACCAATTGAAGTAATCAACGACTACAAAAAATTAGCATTGCTAATGCCAAAACAATTTGATCAGTACATTACAGAACCCGTAACAGTCAAATTAACATCAGATCTTTTACAAACTTCAGCGGTAACAGTTAAAGATCGCTACAATGATTTCCCAAAAACAGCAGACGAACATATGGATTGGCTATTCTTTGGCCGCCGTCGAAACTGGCAAACGAACCTAATTTCTCCACTCAATCATAAGTAGTTCTTGACAACGATGATATATAATGCTAAAATAGCGTTTTTATTAGTGGAGAACAACATATGGATTTTACTACAATCATAATTTTTGGAGTATTTGTAATACTCAACAGTTATTTTTCATTCCGTGCAGGTGAAAAAGCAGGGAAATTTGGTGGGATCATTAGTATTGTTCAATTTCTAAAGGATAAAAATGCGTTAAAAGATAAAAATAGCATAGTTGGATTTAATCAATGGCCAGCATTGGTTAAAGAAGTATATAACAATCCTTATGAAATTGAGAGTGACTAATGGCCAGACGCAAAAGTAAAGACATATATTTAATGCCAGAACCTAAGTGGCAGGAAATACATACCCTTAAAACAGATGAAGAGCGAACAAAACTAGTACGCAACTTTGAATACTTTGTACATTACGAAGTAGCAGATAAGAAATGTGCGTCTACTATCTTTACTTGGTTAGAAAAAGATAGCGGCTTAGACAAAGACTTAATTAAAAAGTTAAGAAAGGTTCCTGATGTGTGGTTTAGTTCTTTTGCTAAACATACTTACATCTGGCACAAGACAAATGGCTATATGGCAGACGATGTTAAGGAACATTTGTTAAGCAAGATTCCTGCATTAGAACACAAAGCCGAAAACATCATAGAAGAAAAAGAAGAAAAGGCAAAAGATGCTAAACCCAAAGTCAGTATACAACAAAGAATGTTCGAGCAGGTACAAGTCTTGCTAGGCAATTGGGAAGGCTACATCGACGATTTAGTAACTGGTAATTTTGATCTTAAAAAGTTTGACCCGTTTACAGAAATGAAAGTGTACGGCGGCGGCGTTGTAAAACCTAATCATGCAAAAATTATCAAAGACGATTTTGATTCAGCATATCGAGAAGCATTAGAAGTTGTAGAATGGAAAGACGAAGACATTAAAGAAGCATACAACTTCATGGACAAGAAAATGCGTAAAGACTTCTTGGCCATTTATGAAAAAATTAATGCGGCATGTGATGCATTTATCTTAACAGGTAAAGCAAACAGAAAGACTCGTAAGCCTAAGCAAGTAAGTAAAGAAAAACTTGTAAGCAAACTAAAGTTTCAAATCAATGACAGTGGATTAGGTATTGCAAGTATTAATCCTACAGAAGTAATTGATGCAACTGAAATTTGGGTATACAACACAAAGACTCGTAAAGTAGGCATGTATGTAGTAGATGATTTAAAAAGTGGCATGGCAGTTAAAGGTACAACATTACAAGACTTCCATCCTACTAAGAGTGTACAGAAAACATTGCGTAAACCAGCAGAACAAATTAAAAATTGGACAGGAAATGCCAGGACTAAGTTTAGTAAGGCGTTTAAGGACCTCACGACAACGGATACTAAAATGAATGGGCGTTTTAATGACACGACTATCATATTAAAGGCCTTTTAGTAGATAAATAGTGTTATGGCGATTAATAAAATAGGATATGACAACAGAGAGCAGCTAATCAGCGAAATCAAACTGCGTCTAGCAGATGGTATCGTTGATGTAGAACTCGATAGAGAGCATTACGATGTTGCTATCAACAAGGCACTTGCTAAGTATAGACAACTTAGTTCTGGTGCTGTCGAAGAAAGCATGATCTTTATTACTACACAGGAAAATGTAACTGAATATACATTGCCCGACGAAGTAATGGAAGTTAGAAGACTTTATCGTAGAGGTATAGGAACTAACAGTGGCGGCGTAAATTTTGATCCGTTTGATGTTGCATTCAACAACATGTATATGATGCAGGCAGGACAAATAGGCGGACTAGCAGTTTATGATGCGTTTTCACAGTACAAAGAAACAGTTGGACGTATCTTTGGTAGTGAATATAACTTTATTTGGAATCGCAACAGCAAAGTATTACAGATTTTAAGAAATGTTAGACATAACGAAGAAGTAGCAGTAGGTGTATATAACTTTATACCAGAAATGATACTGTTAAAAGATGTCTATGCAAGTGACTGGTTAAGTGCATACGCACTAGCACAAAGTAAGTTTATGCTAGGCGAAGCAAGAAGCAAATATAGTTCAGGCTTACCTGGTGCAGGTGGTGCAATTACTCTTAACGGTGATGCACTGAAATCAGAAGCTCAAGCAGAACTTGAGAAATTAAATGAAGCGGTTCACATGATGGAAGAAGGCAGTGATCCACTAGGATTTGTAATAGGTTAACATATGATAATTGGATTAGTTGGACTAATAGGGTCAGGCAAAGGCACAGTAGCAAACATGTTTGTAGAACGTGGTTGTGTAGAAGATAGTTTTGCAGCCCCGTTAAAAGACTTATCAGCATCTATATTTGGTTGGCCCAGAGAATTAATGGAAGGCGATACTGTAGAAAGCAGAGACTTCCGTGAAACAGCAGATCTATACTGGGGTCGCAAACTAGGTATCCCAAACTTCACTCCTCGATTAGCCTTGCAACTAATAGGCACAGATGTACTCCGCACACACTTTGATCCTAACATTTGGTTACACAGTTTAGAATATCGCATAAGAAAGC